CCGTGATCGCCTCATGCACATGAAACGCCCCCGGCTGATCCGCCGGCGTGCGGATGCGCGACATCACCAGCGACTTGAAGAAGTCGGTCGACAGCGTCACCAGATCGATCGAATAGAGCGCCTTTTTCCCGTCCGGCTTCACCTCGATCTTCGAGACCCGGTAGGGCGGGCTCTGCTGATCCCGCCCCTTGGTGGGCGAACAGAGCCAACTGTAACGCCGGCAGAACTCGTAGACCTTGTGCTCGTTGCCCAGCTCCGGCTTGTCCGGCCGGAAGCCTGAGTCGATGAACACCTTCTCGATCTGCAGCCCACCCGCCTGTGTCAGCATCAGATCGGCCAGGGCCGACCAGACGTCATCGTCTTCCGTCGGACCGTAGAGCTCGCCATGGTCGATCAGCCAGGATGTTCCCCGCGCGCCAAAGGCCCGGATCACATAGACGAGGCTGAACTTCTGCACATCCACACCCATCACCAGCCGCAGCCCACCCGCGGGCACATCCCCGGGCCGGTAGGGCTGGCGCCGCTCCAGGATCTCCTGCCAGTCCGGCACATCCCCCGAGGCGGTCATGGCATGGCATTCGCCAAAGCCTGCATTCATCGCCGTCTGGATGCGGCCATGATCCCCGGAATGCAGCGCCGTGAGATAGGTCTCCGCCCGCTGGCCCCAGGTCACGAAGGGCGAGCAGAGCCCGGAGGTCCACATCGACAGCGTGGCGCTGTCTGCCGGCGCGCCCGTGACATGCGCCGCGTCATCCTTGAGCGTCACCTGCTGCCCCGGTGCGACCATCGCGCCCCGGGCATTCATCCAGACCTTGTCGGTCTCCACATGCTGCGCGCCGCAGCGCGGGCATTCCAGCGTTGCGGCCTGCTTGGCCTGCGCGGGGCTGGCCGTCTTCGGCCAGCGCAGCTGCTTGAAGCGCGGGATGAAGTAGTCCGCGCAGGACCGGCAGGGCCAGGCCCAATGGTGCCGCGTGCCCTCCTGCCAGAGCCTCCAGATCGGGCTTTCCAGGTCCTCCGGGCTGGACCGCGCCCAGAACTCCAGACCGCTGGCATCATCCGGTTCGATCTCCACAAGGCCGCGCGCCGGGGTACTGGTGATCGCGGTGACAAAATCCGCGTAGGTCTCGCCGCGGGCCTCCACCAGACCCAGCACATCCCCTTGGCCTTTCACATTGGCCATCATCTCGTCGTATTCATCGATCAGCGCCAGCGCCGCCGGGTCCGACTTCAGCGCCGTGGACGAGCCCGCATGCGCAAGGCGCAGCCGCACACCGGCCACATGCTTCAGCGTCTTCTTCATCCGCCGGCCGCGCACCACCTTGCCCGCCAGCGTCTCCGCCTCATCCAGCAGCGCCATCAGCCGTGGCTCGAACTGGTCGGTCAGAAACTCTTTCGTCGGCCCGACATACAAGATCGGTGCCGGCTTCTGATCGAGCCGCGCCCCGATGATGTCCAGCATGCTGTCGGTTTTGCCCGACTGCGCCGAGGTCACCGCCACCACCCGGCGGTAGCCGCCGCGATGCACCGCCGAGGACCACGGGATCATGTAGGGTGTCAGTCCCGGGTCCCGCGGTCCGGGAATACCCGCCGTCTCGGGATACACCCGGTGGACCGCTGCCCAGGCCGCAGGGTCACGCTTCTCGCTCGGCCTCCAGATCGCCGCGACCAGCGCCCAGAGCTGCGCCCGCTTTGTCCGCGCCGCCGGCAATGCGCTGGAGGGAGTCATCAATCACCTCTTCAAGCACCCGTCGCGCCTCCATGTCGCGCGTGTAGCGCGCTGCCAATCCTGCAAGTTCTGCACGGACAAGGGCGGCCATTTCGCCAATGACCGCCCGGGCATCTTCCATGGCGATCAACTCGCGACTGCGTTCCTGAATGCGCAGTTCGATCTCGCGGGTGCGCGCCTCCGAGGCGCGTGTGGCGGCTGCGGCCTTGTTGTTCTTGGTGATCTGGTCTTCGTAATAGGCCAAGGCACCGCGGATGACGGCCACCAGCGTGTATTCGCCGCGATTGGCGCGCTCGATATATCCCGCCTTGACCAAACCCTGCACCCAGCGGTCGGAGCGCCCCAGCAAGGCCGCCGCTTGGGAGACGGTGATGGTCTGGCCGCGTGGGCGGGACGTGGACATGGGTCAAATCCTTCGGCAGACACACATGTTAAATCGCATGACATGAGGGCGGCCGCGCCACAGCGCGTGACGCGGCTTGTGACGCGAGGCGCCAAACGTGCGTGTCAGATGTCTGTTTCTGCCAGAATGGCGTAGTGCGTGACCCAGCCATCGAGATGGGGCAGGCCTTCGGGGATGCCGTGGCTGGCCTCGGTCTGGGCGGAGATGCCGCGGCGTTGCCATTTGTCGATCGTGGCCTCGAGGGCCGACTTGGTGTTGGTCTTGCCAGAGCGCAGGGCGTCGATGACCTCATCGGCGAAGTGACGTCCCATCTTGCTGTCGAGGAAGTCGCGGATGCCAATCATCTCGGCCTCGCCTTGGGCGTTGACCGCCTCGGCGATCAGGGTGCTGGCCAAAGTCCAGAAGACGGCGCTGGTGCAGTCGCGCAGCGGGCAGGTCGTGACGGTGCCGTAAAACCCATAGGCGGTGTTCTGGCTGGGCAGAATGGTGCGGTTGGTCATTTGGGTGTGTCCCCGTGTTCATGGCGCGCGCGACAGCGCGGCCTTCTACCGCCGCAAGCCCGGACCAGCCGGGCAGGGGGGGCAGGCTGCGCGATCAGGACCATGAGAACTCGATGCTGGCGAAGTCCTCTTTCTCGAACCCGTCAGCTGTGAAGTCGTCAAAGATGTCCTGCGGGTCGCGTTCGGTGTCGAAGTAAAAGCCTCCGATCAAGCGGTTTGCGGTCTTGGCTTCGGTCTCCAGAAGGATGCAGCCAAGGGCACGCTCGACGCTTTCGTGTGCAGTGCGCGGGTTTGCAAAGCGAATGGTGACTTGCATGTCGGTGTCTCCCAAGACGGGGCCGCGTGCATCGCGGGCCTTCTACCGCCGCGAACCCGGAGGCTCCGGGCTGTTGGCGCACGCCGCGGGTCAGGCGGCCGTGTGGGTCTGGATGCAGATCTCTGCGAGGTAATCCCGCAGGGGGATGTTCACCGCGAGTTCGGCGAGCATCTCTGTGATCGGCATGTCCGCCTTCTTGGCGAAGACCTCTACGGCGGTTGGCAGCACGATGAGCGCTTCTGGCGGCATGCGCATCTGCGCTGCAATCGGGGCGAGGGCTTCAGGTGTCAGAGTCATGTCAGGACCTCCGGGTTTGGGAGCCGTTTCCGGCGAAGGACCATCATGTTCGCTCTGTAGAACCCGATAGTGTAGAGAATTCAGCCTCATAAGATTGCTGATATGCGCGGGCGATTGTTCGATCAGAGCACATCGAACCAGCGCATGGCGGTTTGCAGCAGGTGGTCATAATCACCGGATGTGGCCTCGGTGACGAAGGCGGTGATCTCGCTGTCCCGCAACCCGGCCTCGCGGGCGGCTTTGCGGCAGCGCCCGAGAATGGCAAAGGCGTTGCCATCCTCGCCGGTGAGCGGAACGGTGATATGCGGGTGCTTGGGGGTCATGGTCATGTCAGCCTTTTCAAGGATGTGTTCAATCATTGCGCCCGTCACGGGCGAGCGGTCTGCGGCAGCAACCGCAGCCATGTTGCCCGGCCATTGCCCTGCACGAGCCAGTATCCTGCGCCGTCCTCGTCCCGGGTCAGCCAGCTTTTGGGGATGGCGCCGAGCTCGTCGCCGATCGGGTAACCGCGCAGCCAGACAACATTGCCGGCCGCGTTGTTGTTGACCCTGTCAGGCCCCTCGTTGCGCGTGCGCAGTTCCAGCAGGGCGCCCTCGGCGCGGATCACGTCGCCGACCTGCAGCGCGTGTGTGGTCACCGTCTCGTAGGTGTCGCCGTTGATCATCGTGATGGTCATGTTGCGTATCTCCTCGCTGTTGCGTCGCGTCGCGCAGGTCGCGCCACTGCTACTGCCGCAAGCCCGGAGGTGCCGGGCAGACGCGGAGGAGGGGATGCCGTCAAAGGCTGTTTCGGCACACAGAATTGATCGTTTCTAACCGGTTATCCACGATAATCGGGGTCAGAAGATGGCGTTCTCTCCAGCCAATTTGTCATGATCTTATCCGGGGTCGTCGTCGGTTTCGGCGTCCGTGTCCTCACCGGTGGCGCCCTTCGCGCCAGACCGTGTGCCAAACGCCTGTCCAGTGCTTTCCAACACGGCGACCTCTCCGGTGAAGTCCTGCCAGCGTGTGACGGCAACATCGACATAGGCCGGGTTCAACTCGATGCCGTAACACACCCGTCCGGTCATTTCCGCGGCAATCAGCGTGGTGCCTGATCCCATGAAGGGCTCGTAGACGGCCTGGCCCGGGCTCGAGTTGTTCTCGATCGGCCGGCGCATGCAGGCCACCGGCTTCTGCGTGCCGTGGATGGTGCTGGCATCCTGATCCTTGCTGGAGATGTGCCACAGGGTGGTCTGCTTGCGATCCCCCGCCCAATGACCCTTGCCGGAGGTGCGGACCGCGTACCAGCACGGCTCGTGCTGCCAGTGGTAATCGCCGCGGCTCAGAACAAGCCGCTCCTTGGCCCAGATGATCTGGGAGCGGATCGCAAACCCGCTGGCCTCAAGGCTCTCGGCCACGGTCGCGGCGTGCAAGGCGCCGTGCCAGACATAGGCCACATCGCCGGGAAAGAGCGCCCAGGCCTCGCGCCAATCGGCCCGGTCGTCATTTAGCACCTTGCCGGTGCGTTTGGTCTTGGCCGCGCCTGCGGTATTCCGCCAGGCCGGATCATACGCCACGCCGTAAGGTGGATCGGTGCACATGAGCAGAGGTTTGACGCCTCCCAGCACCTTTTCGACATCGGTCGCCACGGTGCTGTCGCCGCAGAGCAGCCGGTGCGCGCCGAGGACCCACACATCGCCCGGCCGTGTCACGGGGGTTTCGGGCAAGTCCGGCACATCGTCCGGATCGGTCAAGCCGCCTGTGGTCTCCACCAAGGCGTCAGGCAGCATCTCCGCCAGGTCGTCCGCGCTGAAGCCGATCATTCCGAAATCCTCGATCCCGAACTCCGACCGCAGGTCCTCGATCTCCAGGCGCAGCATCTCCGGGTCCCACTCGGCGATCTCGGCCAACCGGTTGTCCGCCAGCGTGTAGAGCCGTCGGTCTTCCTCCGTCCAGCCGCGGGCCACCATCACCGGCACTTCGGCCAGTCCCAGCTGTGCTGCAGCCATCAGTCGCCCGTGACCCGCGATGATCGTGCCATCCTCCGCCACCAGCATCGGGATGGTGAACCCGAACCGCTGCATGGACGCCGCAATCTGGTCGATCTGGTCCGCCGGGTGCTGCCGGGCATTGCGGGCATAGGGCACGAGATCGGCGACCTGCCACATCTCGACCTGCGCCGCGGGCCAGGCCCGGGCGGTGTGTTCTGCATCAGCTGTCATCTGAGACCTGCTCTTTGGGTGCGAAAACTGGGCCGGCGAACCGAAACGGGGCCGGAGTTGGGCAAATCAATCTGGGGTAGTGCTGCGCCAGTCCTGCGACTGATCACGCGGGTATTTCATGCAAAAAACACGCTGTTTTGCAGCGCCGACTGTTCGTTAAATCGACGCCTAAGTCATTGAAATCATTCGGTCAGACCCCCTCTGAACCGAACAAGATCGCGGTTTCAATTGGCGAAACCAGCGGGGGGCATTTCGGCAATTTGAGACCTAAGACATTGAAATCTTTGCATCCGACCCCCTCTGAAACGAAGCGAAATGGATTTTTCAAAAAATAAAAAACACGAAAATCCCGCGAGGCGGCGGCCCCGCATGAGATCAAACCCCTGAAAGGGACCCAAGGGGTGGGGGGCTGAAGGCCGCGGTTGGCCTCAGACCCTCGGGCGTCTGCCCGTGATCGAGGCTGGCAGAGAAGGTGTTGCGCATTGATTGGCTCCAACGGTGTTATATTGCCCCAAAATTAGGCGGTTCAGCAGACGCTGCGCTTGACTTGAGCATTGCGCCCTTGGTCTGGCGGCAATGTCGTCACAGGCTTGATCATCATAGATGAGGGATGTCCCATGGCAGAGTTTGTAGAAAGCGCGCTTGAGTTCGCCAATTTCACGTTCGAGCGCGAAAAGGTGGTTTGCTACGGGCTACAGAACGCCGGTGGCGGCACAACCACGATCCTCAACTTTCCCTCTGAACACCTTGCGGATGCGTTTCACGAGGCGTTTCTGCAGGGCCGCAATTTCGACATCGTTCACAACGGTGCCCAGATCATCTGCCTGACCGATTACGACACGGTCATGCGCAGGTCGGATGATGATCCGCGCGTACGGACGCTTCGCTATAGCCGGGATTACTTGATGGGCACCATCGCGCATATGACGTGTTGATTGGTCGACAGAGCGTTCCGCAGGGCTAGCATCCTCTCAGCCACGCTGATGGAGGTTCTGATGACACAATTACTTCTTTGGACCAAATCTCTGATTTTGGTCGCTTTGGTCTTTGCCGCGACCACGGCACATGCCAACGGGCTGTGCCCGTATGACGAGCAGGGCCCACTAGGCTGCCCGGACGGGACCTTGTGGCATACGGAATATGAGGTGTGCGTGACCGCTGACATGCTGGTGGGCTGATCCCCGCATAGGCCGCGGTAGCGATCATCGACCACGCGCGTCAGCTCGGCGCCTCCAGCAGCATTTGCAATTGTCGCGTGGCCTCGGCCAGCACGTTTGGCTGCGCGGTCTCGAAGGCGGCGCGTGTGGCGTCCTGAACCATCTCCTTCGGGATGGATGGGCCGAACATCTTCTTGATCGGGAACCTGGCCTTGCCCTCACGGATAAAGGCGTTGTTGCCGAGGGAGCCTACGAGGAACGCGCTCTCGAAACGCTGCCAGCGACCCCAGGGTTTGGCGCGGACGCCGTAGCCGAACTGCCTTGGGCTGAAATGCGATAGCCCGAGGTAATCGCCACGCGCCTCGATCGTGTAGGTCAGGTTTGCAAAGGTTGACCGGATCGTGCGTGTCTCGCGGTTGATCAGCGCGACTTTTGCGCCGGTCTGTTTGCGCAAGGCACGGTGCACCTGTGTGCGCACCTTGTTTCCTTCGCTATTGAGCGCCCGGTTGAAGGCGCGCGTGGCTGCCTGTTCGCCCACCCGGTGGATCGCTGCTTCGAAATGCACACGGGTCTGGTCGAGATCACGCAGGATCACGTTCATGGGCCACCTTTATCGAGTTGATTGTCATCGGCGCCAGAGCGACACCAGTCATGCTGTAGCGCGCCAGGCCCGCCCAACTGCGGGCTCCATCTGGTAGCAGGCAGCGCGCGACGCGCTGTCCTTCACGACTGGAGGACATGATGTCGAAACTTACCGATACGCAAAGCCTGATCCTCAGCCGCGCCGCGACACGCCCGGGCAATCTGGCCATGCCGCTGCCAGACGGGCTGCACGGCGCCGCCGCCAAGAAGGTTGTCACGATGATGACCGATCGCGGTTGGCTTGAGGAGGTCGCCGCAGACCTGCGCAAGGGCGAGCCGCTCTGGCGCGAGACCGGCGATGGCCATGGCACAACGCTGGTGGCCACCGCGTCCGGACTTGAAGCCATCGGCATTGAGCCCGTTGTGGCGCGGGTTACCGCGTCCGCGCGAAAAGTCCGCATACAGAACGTCGCGCCCAGCGCGTGTGACACTCCCGCCCAGCGCGCCGGCACCAAGCAGGCTCAGGTGATCGAGATGCTGCAACGCCCCGACGGCGCGTCCATCAAGGAGATCGTTGCAGCCACGGCGTGGTTGCCGCACACAGCGCGCGCGGTGATTTCGTCCGCGCTGAAGAAACGCCTTGGTCTCCCAATCACATCGCAGAAAGAACCGGGCAGGGGGACCGTGTACAGGTTGCCGCCTGCGTGACGGTATCAATTACCGCCAGCGTTCAAACACTCGGCGTAGCGCATAGCTCCGGATCAATGAGACGCCGACAAAGGCTGCGCCGATGCCGAGGTTGTCCTACAGGCTCGCGGTTAACCCAAACCACGGGAACACGATCAACTGCGTCAGCACGGCCAGCGCGTAGCCAACGACGACGTTTGTGACCGCCTCAAGAAGCGACAAGCGGCGAGACTGGAACATGGGATGGTCTCAGGACGAAGTTGGTAAAGACGATCGCGGCGCGTTTGTGGATGAGCTGACTTGGTGCCCAGCGCGCAACCATGGTTCCAAAGAAAAAGCGCCCGGGTGAACTTTCCCCCGGGCGCAACTCTTCGATGATTAAGGGGTACGTCAAGGGGGCTAGAAATGTCAATCGTAAATGTGAATCGGAGTCACTTTTTTTGTGGTTGGCTTACAGCTGGGAACCGTGGAGCTAAAACTGATACAGGTGGCGCGCAACTATAGGTTTTTATGGATTTCATACGAGGCGCGCTCGCGGGTGGCTTCGAAGTGGATGCGCCTGTGAAAATCCAAGCCGCTGTAAAACTTGCGCTCTGCGCCCCCTGTATAAGCAAAGGGCTAGGGAGGAACCGTTGGACGAGGCGCGCCGCCCCCTGTTGGCTTGGCACATGCGGTTTCAGTGTCTCGCAGACACGCTTTCGTTGCCCTGTGCACGCCGTGGTTTTGTGCGTCCCTTCTTCCCTGTTTTGCCCCGCCTCTGCTCTATCCAGACTGACATGGCTGCGGAGGTCGTCCTTGCCTCATCCGGGATCTCGATGCCATCAGCTTGTGCGATGTTTTTGGCATAGGAAAGCTGCGCAGAGCTTGGTGGCTTGTTGACGCTGTTGCCAGTGCCGTTTGTTCCACCTTCGTTGTCTTTTTTCGGGGCATGCGCCTCGAGAAATGTGCGGCAGACGGCTGCGGACGTCGCATAACCTCGCGGCAGGTGGAGCCGCTTCTCACGGGCGAGGGACATTGCAAAGCGTTTCATGGCTTGGGTTGGGGGTCGATCGCCACCGCCATTTGGTGCGTGTTTCAGCACCGGGCCGTCGCCGTTTTGCAGCTCACGCTTGAGTGTCGTGATGATGCGGTCTGCCACAGCGCACACGGCGTCGACGGCCCCGATCATCTCCTGCTTGCCGGCAACCACATCGTCTAGAATGTGTTCAAGCTGTGCGGTCGAGCCAGGATCGACCA